CAGATGACTTCCCCGCTCTCAAGGAGCTGGTTCAAGGACACATTTTGCTGCCACAGCCCCCAAACATGAGCGATCTGCGGACTCGTCTCGATATCGATCGTAAGAAGTCGCACTATATGTGCCTCCAGATTCGTCGGGTCTCTATCTGATGGATGAGACTCGGAGAAACGCCGTATCTGCCGGCTAGCTCCTTTTTGCTCATCGTTCCAACAAGAGCCCTGATCTCCTGGACCTCATTGGCGGTTAGCTTCGCGTTGTGGACCCTCTCTCCCAGAGGGAGCGTTCCGTGAACGCTCTTGTCCTTGGCATTCTCCGTGGGAGTACCAAGAATCAGGTTCGACACCCGGTTGTTATCCTGATCTCCGTCCAGGTGACGGACGTGAAACCCTTCAACCCGATTCCCGGTATATACCTCATAGACCAAGTGGTGAAGAAGCCACGGTTCCCCCTTGAGACGGAGGAACCAGTAACCGTCTTTCCTCTTCCGAGGCTTCATCATCTTCGGTACGGATCGAAAGGTTCTGTGTCTGGCGGACAGAATCCAGGTGCGAACCTGGCCCTGACTACTCACGTCGTAGAAGCCTTCAAGTCCGGGGACCGGTTTCCAATCCTCATCGTCCAACGGTTCCCCCAAGACGCTGAATCTCCCGTTCGACGTACCAGAGAGCCTTCTGAAGATCCTGAATCGGGTCATCCGACTTCAGACCAGCCCGCCATATGTACTTGGTGGCATTGCCCAGGTTGAAGTTCATGTGCTCAGTGACCTGAATGCACTCAACCCCCGAGGGGTGGGAGGTGTAGTGAGAAGGATGATTGACAGAATCACTCTTATCAACCTTGAGGCCAAGAGATTCTGCGATCAAATCATGAGCCTGGACAACGTCTGCATCAGAAGGCTTGGAAAGCGCGTCATAGACGTTCTCGAACTCCAGCTCCTCTTCCTTGAAGCAAGGGCGATTACCGTCACCGGTTTCGACCCTGACCGAAAGTATGTTTCCCGTGTCAGGGTTCGCTACTTCGCCCCTCGTACCCATCCAGTACCCATAGGCTATGTCGTCCTTCACCACAACCACACGGTCACCAGGCTTGAACTTACTCATGCCTCCACCTTCCGAAGCTCATCGTCGTTGTACCAAAGGACCGGATTACCGATGTCAGCTCCATCGTCAATCATGATCGTGATGAAACCATGCTCGGGGAAAACGCCGATGACGTTCCCAAAACAACCAACGAGGGGATCATCTGCAATGACCTCAACGCGGTCTCCGACCTCGAACATCAGGCACCTGTCTTCCGAAGTTCAGAGAAGTCGAACCAAAGCGGATAAAACTCGTCATCCAAATGAACGCGGGCGTCCGAAGACTCAGTAAGAACTTCCACCACTTCACCAAACGCACCGTTGAAATGGTCGTCCGTTACTGCCTCAACACGATCACCGTTTACGAACATCACTTCTCCATCTCGTTAGCCGCACGGATCAGGTGCTCTCCAAGAGCACGCATCTGAGAAGGGGTTAGCGGATTGTCGTTGTAGACGATGTCCAGGTCCCTCATCTCCTCTGCCTGAAGGCAGAGGGTTCCGGACTTTGCGTATGCCTCTGTGAGGCTCCAACCACCCATGTCAGTCATCACTTCTCCAGACCAAGCAGTTGTCGAATGCAGCCGTCGCCGTGCTGACGACGAAGAGAATCCGGGTCCTCCCCTTCGGGGAGCTGGATAGGAACTCCGTTGGGGAGCTTCTCGGCTAGCTTCTCGTTCATGTCCTGCCCCGCCTTGTCCCCGTCCCCCAGGAGGAACACCTTCTCGTAGCCGGCGAAGGCTCGTTCAAAGTGCGTCTTCCAGGCACTTACACCCTGGAGGGCTACCGCGGGGATGCCTTCCAAGTCGACTGACCAGGAAGAGAACTCCCCCTCAGTGATGGCTACATAAGGACTAGAGGAGATGAGGGCCCCGGTGTTGTAGAGCCGGGGCGTATCTCCAGGGAGGGACTGGTACTTCCCATGTCCCTCGTGATGCTCCTTCTCTCCCAGGAGGAAGAAGTACGTCCCATCAGGAGCCCGTACACACTCGTCTCGGATGCATCGGAAACGAACCGTGGCTACCAGGTGAGGACCGCCAGCCGGCCGCAGGTACGGAAGAACGAGGTGATGCCGGTACTTCTCATGACCCGTCACCGAATCGCCTACGTAGCCGGGAAGCCACCTCTCTGCGCCCTCGTCCAAACCGCGGGCGATCAGGAACTCCTCTGCTGGGCTTCCCTTGTACTGGCTCTGGTAGTGCTTCGCTGCTTCCACCGAACCGGGCATCTGCCCATTCGATCGCTTCACGGAAGCCGATCCCCTCCTCTCGCATAATCACGTCTAGGCTGTCTTCAGAGACATCGCACGCGTGGCAATGCCATCTGTTGGCCTCGGAGTTGATTGACGCGCTTGGTCTGTCTTCTATGTGCAAAGGGCACAGGATCTTCTTCCAAGCCCCTCCCCAATCGGGGATATCAACTTCGGGGTAGAACTCCTCAAAGACTTCGAGGATCGGAGGCTTAGGCGGAGGCGGAAGCTTCTGTCCGGAGGTAAATCCTCGTGCCATCCTCGTTCTCCTTGAACACGTGGACAGGGAACTCATAAGTGCGGTGGAGGCAGGACATGAAGTGCTGAGTTCCAGCCCACTCACGGAAGGAGGAGACGTTCGTACCGTCAAGCTTCTGCATCAGTCTGTTTCCTTACGGTTGTCACGATGTATTCGGATTCCGAGGAACTGAACCGCAGGTGGAGAGACCAGATACTCCGCGGCCTTGAGAAGGACTTCGGGCTTGTCCCGAGCTGCTGTCAGGAGCCTGCCGTTACACATCCGGCAGAGAAGGCCCCGAACAATCCCTGTCTTGTGGTCGTGGTCCACGGAGAGCCTCTGTCTCCGAGTTCCTCCGCAGATAGCGCACTTCCCGCCCTGCGCCTCAAACAGCCGGTCGTACTCGCCGGCTTCAAGTCCGTAGGTGTCCTGGACTCGGAACTCATGGGACGCCTTGGAGCGTCCCTTCTTCCGACAGTCCGCACAGAGCTTGCCTCGTGGTGTGAAGAACCTGAGAGCCCTGTTCTTTGAACACCTCGTGCACCTGCGGGTCTTAGAACCTGACATCTCTTATCAACCTTCGCTCCAAAGAAAAGAGCCGGCTCTCGTTATGGGTCGCCTGAAGCCGACCAAGGAACTCGACCAGACTCATCTTGACTCGGGAGAACTTCCCCTGATCCAGGACCAGAGTCTTGTAGCCGCCCTGGAAGTACCGAATAAGGACTTCCCCAAGAGTCTTGGTGTCGAGCCGGCGGGGGTTGGTGATCCGGAGGTAGAGGACTGCCCCCTCAGTTGTGATGTCCTTCTGGAGACCGAAGCCAACACTCTTCTTGTTCGTTCGCATCTTGTTCACATCTCCAGTATGACTGTTCGAACATCTCTTATCAACCTTGAAGGAGTTGTGAAGGAGTGATCTACGTCACTCCACAACCGGAACCATGGTGTCCTCGTAGCCCACCCTGTGGTTTCCAGTGGGGTCCTCCAGGACATACAGGGGGTTGCCGTTCCGCCGGAAAGGACCAGCCGCCACCTTGCACAGGTCTCCTGTTGTGTGGGTACGGACCACCTGTCCCGCCTCGAACTTGGGGGCAGGTGTCAGGTCGACAGACCGCACGATGGAAGAACAACCCTCCAGAGGACCGAACTCCAGCCACTTCACTAGGTAGCTATCTACCCCACCAGGCCCGCGGAACGGCCCGAACTGGACCTCAGCCTTGTCTTCGTCCTGGAAGACGACCTTGTCACCCTGCTTGAACTGCATGACTCCCCTTAGAAGTTGATACCCATAGCGTCCTCTGCGTCCTTCAGACGCAGGGTTGTGCTGTCCAGCTCCAGCCGGGCAAAGGTTTGCCCGGAGGGGTCTGCAACGTCTTCACGGTTCTTCACAGAACTGACGTTGAGGACTCGGTTCATCCCAACCTCGTCCGGCTCCCGATGGATGGTCAGGATCAGAGCTGGCACACGACCGATCTTCCCCTTCACACCAGACAACGGAATGGGCTTCAAGCCATCAGAGAACTCGCCGGTGACATGGTGAAGAGCCATCACATGAGACTCAGTCTGTCGAGCCATATCAGACAGGTACTCACACATGCCCTCAAGACCGAATGTGAAGGACTCGGCATCCCCGGCTCCGCCATTGTCAACATTGGTGATGTTGTCCACGACACACAAATGGGGATGACAGCCGAAGACCTCGTAATAGGTCTCAAGGTCCGCCTCCATGTCAGACGGAGTCGGCATGGCCTCATAGGACATGCGAACCCACCATTTGTCACTAAGAGCCCTCTCGTACTCCTGGAACTTGCCCTCCAGGAGTGCCTTCTTGACATCCCGAATATCGTCACCAGTCAGCATTGCCGTGGCTCGACTGAGCTGAGTTGCAGCGTTGCTGTCCGCAGACCAGTACATAACTGGCATGGAGCCATACAGGGCCACGTTCATTGCCAGCAGGGACTTGCCTGTTCCGGGGCCGGCTGCAACAAGGGACAGCTCGCTTCGTCGGAACTCGACTCCGAGCTTCTGAAGTGCCTTGGAGGGATTGGGGATTGGCTCTCCTGCTGAGCCCTTGATCCTTGCAGACTGGACCAAGCTATAGATGATGCTCACCTTCTTCCAGACATGCGAAAGGGCCCCGAGGTGTTGTCTCGGGGCCCTCAGCGGAGGGGGCTACTTGGGATTGCTCGGGAACGGCCCTCGAAGAAGGGCCCATACGTCCCACTGATCACTAAAAGTGGGATGCGACTGCTTCACCTCAATATCCTCCTCTGAGATTCCGAGAGTCACCAGACGAGCCTTCTCCTTGTTCGCTTCGTCTAGAGTCACTTCTACTCCTCAATCTCCTCAACGGGAGGCAATCCTAGGTGGGCCCTGACGAGGCCGGCGGCCTCTCCGTCTTGAGTCAGCGGATACTTGGGGTCGAACAGATCGTCTTCAGTCTCGACCTCGGACAACTCCTGCCAGGCCAACTGATCTGCCCTGGTCTCATCGATCAACAGACTGATGGACTCCTGAGCCTCAGCCGGCCAAGGAACCTTGCCTACCTCATCAGCGAACTGCCTGTTGACTGAAGGCATGTCCTTGCAAGCCTTACGGATCTTGGAGAAGTCACCTGACTTGACGATTCCCTCATCAAGAATCGGGTTCACGACGGGAAGGCACTTGTCCAAGCCTTCGTTGTAGGGCTCCACCAGTTCCAAGTACTTCTCGGCTCCCTGCTCTCTGGTGAGAGCAGTCGGTGAAGCCTGTGTGGTTGGCGACGAGACAGACTTACTGCTGTTGGTAGGCGCCGGCTGCTCTTCAGAGGAGCAGCCGACACCCAGCACAACCAGACCAATGACCAGGGCAGATACACGAGTTGACTTCATGCCCCGGACACTAGCACCCTGTCCACAAGGAAGACTCTACACAACCTAACCTCTCTTATCAACCTAGGAGCCTTAGAAGAGGGGCCTCATCGGGCCCCTTCCCTCTACCTCCAGTATGACAGACCAAGCATCTCTTATCAACCACGAGACCGATAAAAAGAGCAAGCGTGGCTCACGTCACAGAACCTGCAATGGAAACCAGGCTTGGCTTCGAACCGGCCAGCCTTCACGCCCTGGTCCATCTCCACGAACCGAGCTGCAACCTGATCCTCGGTCACCTCGGAGAGGTCCACGGGCCGGGACAGCCGGCCCTCCTTGCCGAAGTACCAGTCGCCAGTGTTGACCTCAAGCCCGAACTGCTTCTCCACGGCAACCTTGTAGGTTTCAAGTTGGAAGTGGCTCTTGGTCGATCCCGTCTTGAGGTCCCGTACTCGGTATGCCCCGATGTCCTTCGGGTCCATGACGACCTGATCGATGTAGCCACGGACAACCACACCCCCCAGTTCGACTTTGAAGTACAGCTCCAAGCCCATCGTGGTGTCGTACATCGGAGCATCCGCGATGTCGAAGCCGTTCCAGCCCTCGTTGTCATGCCAGATCTCAGGCTCGTTCTCCTTGGACCACCGAACGTAGTCCCGTACCTGACTCTGCCCCAGGGCGTACCGCTCTTCGATGTCCTGTCCGGCCGGCTTACCGTTGGCAGTCATCCAACGGTTCAGGTCCGGCTCCTTGTACATGGCTCCGTTGACCATGGCTGAGTACTGGTCAGAGAAGAGCTGAACCATCTCCTCCTCCGAAGACTCCCGGAACCCCTTCTCGAACTCCTCAGCAGCCGAGTGGAAGGCAGTCCCCTGGAAGGACCAGGCCGCCGGCCTCGGGACCACTCGCTTCACCCGCTGAAGGTAGAACTGCCATGAGCACTTCTCGTACTGGTCAACCTGACTGACGCTCCGCGGCTGCGTAGCGATGTCTCGCTTGCTCATCTGCTCTCCTCGTCCAGACGTGAAAGAGGGCCATGTCCCTGAATGACATGACCCTCAGATGGGTGGGTTCTCATCCTCCGTACACCGTCACAAGATCGAAGTAATTGCTTCCGGGGAAGAACCGATGAGGCCCTGAATGCCTCTCCCGTTCAACCACACAGTCAGGCAGATTCTTCCCCAACTCGTCTGCCAGCCTGTTCAGTTCGAGGACATCATCTTCTGTCACCTCGTCGGTTATCACGATCATGAAGTACCGAAGGAACGGTTCTCCGGTGACTTCCGTGATCAGGAGAGCATCCGTCTCGACCCATGTGGAGGTCTTACGGATCTTGCCCCTGTAGATCATCCCCAGTACGTCTTCCCCGCCGGCCTGAGCCTGGCTGGACGTGATCATGCGGAGCATCTGGCCCTCCCCTTTGAGACCCGAGTTAACCGTACGTTCCCGGTCACTCTCAGTCGAAACATACACACGTTCTCCACACAACTACATCTCTCATCAACGTGACGATCACCACACCGTAACCGGCACAACCATTAGGGTGACCTAACCCAAAGCAAAAGACCCCCTGGTCACAGGGGGTCTCGGAGTCACGCTGACTCTTTCTGTGGCTCTGGTGGTAGATCCAGAGCCCTCTTGAACCGTTCATTTGGGAAGGGTAGGTCCGCGGGCCAATCGATAACTCGCATCCCATCTGCTGGTGTCCGAGGTCGGTAGAACCACCCCTCTCGGGTGCTGGGGTCGTAGCAGAGGACCGTGTCCCGTCGTCGGAGGTTCCTCTCCCACTGATCAGCTAGCTTGTTCTGCGCAGGACTGAGCTTGTCGTCTCCGAGTCGGCGTCGGAGCCACACCCTCAGGGCCCTGGCTGAGTGGCGTGAGTGGTGGCTCTCCGCGGTTGGGACCGTGAAGACCGTCCACCGGGCGGCCAATCCTTCCGCCACCAGGTCTACGATCTCCTGCCTGCGGAGCCCGAGTTTGACCCTGCGCTTGCTCACGGCCTGCGGCGTAATTCCGTATTCCTTCGCAATCTCCCTGTCTGTCCGACTTAGGTGGAACAGCTTCACCAAGGTCGCATCAGTCAGTTCCGATTCCCAGGGCATGTTGAGTCCTTAACGAGTTGGATACACACAGGGGCCCTTTGCTCCCAGACACCAGCCGGCGTCCGGTAGGTCCACCATAGTCAGTAACGGCGCTCAGAGTCTCTCTTCTCAACCTGTGACCGTCCTCACACTTCGTAGTGGAGTCTTGCTTTCCTCATCAGTAACCGCCCTCACGTCACAGGAGCCCCCCTGAGGCTCTCTCGTCAACCTAGTGGATCAAGAGCCCAAGGGCGACTTCCTAGACCCTCGCGGGCCAGCCTAGGCACCTTCCTGGGGTCTCTAAGGTCAACTGCTAACCTTTGGCCAACGGAGATACCCCAGTCTAGTCACACAGGGGTGTGATCTGCATCTCACTTCAACCTAGGCTGTCACAAACCTTGGTCAAGTGACACCGACGTCTATAGTAGAAGATAAAAGATAAAAAGCCCTTAGAAACCAAGCTCCTTGAAGAGCTTGGTTGACAAGAGTTGCAAGGGCATGCTAGACTGATATTAAGAGGTAAAGAACAGAGGGACTCCTAAAGAGTCCCGATAAGTTAAATACCTAGTAAGTGAGTCTCCTTAAAGAGACTCACCTAAACATGACTAAGTTTCCTTCTTGTTGATCTCCCTGTTGATTAGGTAGCCAAGGCCCTTAAAAGCCTTGGCTTATTGTTTCCAGGTTAGTTGATAAGAGATCCATGAAGGCGAAGGGCCCCGGCTGCCAGACCAGAACCCAGCCGGGGCCAGAGACTTGACCAGCCACCCAGGAAGCTAAGGCTCCTCACTGGCTGGCCCCTACTTCGGTTGTTGGTGGAGGTGACCATGCCAAGGGCAAAATCGATTTGCTTGGACAAGGGTTGCACCTCCACCACCATCCGGGATGGTCGGTGCCCAAAGCACCAGACCCGGAGAGCCTGGCAGAACACCTCTGCCAGGAACCTCAGCCGGCCTAGCAACTGGCCCTCCATCAGGGCCCAGGTGTTGGCTCGGGACAAGTTCACTTGCCAGATGTGCGGAAAGAGATCCGAGCTGGAAGTTGATCACATTGTCCCTGTGGCCAAGGGCGGTTCGTGGGAGCTGGACAACCTGTGGGTCCTCTGCAAGGAGGACCACAAGGCCAAGTCCAGGAAGTTTGGTTAGCACTTGCTGAGCCGTGAGGACCAGGGAACTGGACTACTTGCCGCGGTTTAGAGCCCATAGCCGATGGCGTGATGGGCAACTAAGAGTGAGGCGTCCTGTGACTGTCCGGCCGGCGGTCGCCCGAAGGTGGTCATGATCCGCAGAAGCGGGGAGCCACGCTGTACGACGGCGGGACCCGTGCAGCACCAAAGATGTGCATTACCGGAGCCGGACTCTAAGCGGTGACGTGGGCAGGACTTAGAGCTACTGCCTGCACGGTATTGCAAAGCTCGGCAAGGAAGCGGTGGGGCTGTGCTCCTGTCCTTGTCGGGCCATGGTGACGGTAGCTCAACGGCTAGAGCACCCGGTTGTGGTCCGGAAGATGAGAGTTCGATTCTCTCTCGTCACACTTGGTAGGGCTGATAATGACGGAGTCATGAACCGCCTAGGCCCTGCCATCAATACTTAACCCACCCCGTTCCTCGTGGACGGGTTTTTTCATGCCTAAAAGGAGTTGGCCTTGGCCACCGAGGAAGAGATGCGTAGTCCCGATTGGTGTTGGTCTCACGGCTGCCACAGATCCCAATGCCCAGTACCTCCGGAGGAGCACTAGCGATGAGCCCTGAAGACATTGAGCACCGGTTCGCCTTTCACCCTGCCAGCCGGCAGGAGAAGCGAGATGAGCACACGTCAGCTCGGCAGAGCTGCCGGCAGCTTGCAGACCATCTGAACGAGCTTCTCCCTGAGGGCCGTGAGAAGGCTCTTGCGGTTACCAAGCTGGAAGAGGTCATGTTCTGGTCCAACGCTGCGATTGCTCGGAGCGTCGATGACTGAGACTCAGCCCCTGCCTGGTGACATCGGCCTGACCAAGATAGGCGGCCTTGCCGGCGCCTTCGTGAACTTCGGTCAGTGGTTCGTAGGCGACTTCGCCCCCGTCCAACACGCCCTGGTCTACGTCGGAGACGGCAAGGTCGTCCAGGCCATGCCCTCGGGGGCAGAGCTGATCAATCTGGAGGACGCATCTCCAGTAGTCATGTGGTCCACGGACCGGATCAACCTCTCCACTGAGGAGAGGTTCCGTATCTCCGTAGAGGCCCTCTCCCTTGTCGGTACCCCGTACTCCTTCCTGGACTATGTCTCAATCGCCCTTGAGCGCCTTGGTGTGCGCCCAAGGTTGGTAAGAGATTATGTCGCCGCCACGGGCCATCTGATCTGTTCACAGCTCGTCGTACTCGCCTACGAACGAGCCAGCATCAACCTCTTCCCCGGAACCTTCCCTGGCGACGTAACGCCTGGAGACCTTTACAAGCTGCTCAAGGAGCTGGAAGCACGTGATGACTGAGTTCGATGACGAGTTCTTCTACGAGGATGTCAAGCGGCCCTCTAAGGCCGCGGAGCGTAAGGGATGGCGTTCTGCTGTCCAGGACGAGCTTGACGACCTCTCAGACCTCTACGAGCTTCCTGACGGCATACAGATTCCGGGGGTGAAGGTCTGATGTGCTCCCATCCTGAGCATCGAGTTGAAGTGCTTCCTGACGGACAGACCAATGAGACTCACATCCATCTTGAAGGGGAACTGGCTGACTGGTTTGGCTCTTTGAGCCCCGAGCTACAGCAGAAGGTTCTTTACAACGCATTTGGGGGAGGTGGTTCTCATGGGTAGTCGGGGACCTGCCCCGAAGGAGAACGCACGCCGTAGGAACAAGCACGAGTACGAGACTGAGCTTTCCAAGGAGTCTCGGCCCCCTCGTCCGCTTCCGCGGACTCTTCCGGTCTCTACATCTATGGCTAAGGAGTTCTGGAAGACCTGGGCAGCAGCTCCTCAGTCAGCAACCTTTCTTGAGACTGACTGGTTTGAGCTGGAGATGGTGACCATCCTGGTGGATGACTTCGTTAAGGGTGATCGGAAGTTGGCCGGTGAGATCCGGCAGAGGGTTGCCAAGTTCGGAGCTACCAACGAGGACAGGGCAAGGCTCCGGATGAAGTTCGAGGAGAAGAAAGACGAAGGCTTCTCTGAAGAAGAAGCCGCAGAGCAGTTGGTGTCTGATACGGAAAACTTCCTGAAGGCGTTTGGTGGTAACTGAGTTGACTAGCTTTGCTCCCTTGCTGAACTTCCCCGGCTACTTTGCTTCCAGTGACGGGCGAGTCTTCTCACCCCGTGGTGAGGTTGGCCGTAGTCGAGACGCGCACGGCCATCTTCAGGTTGACCTGAGGAAGGTTGGTGGGAAGAACGAGAAGAAGCATCGTCTGATCTACGAAGCCTTCCATGGAGAGATCCCGGAAGGGAAGCTCATTCGACACTGGGATGACAATCCCTCCAACAACCGGATAGACAACTTGGTTGTTGGTGACAAGTCAGACAACTTCTACGACGCTCGGCGTAACGGAAAGTCCTGTGATGGCTCCAAGAGTCCCATGGCCGTTCTGACAGAAGACCTTGTACCACTCATACGTAAGAGGTACGACGGGGGCGAGAACTGCGCATTGATTGCTAGAGACCTCGGTCTCTCTCGACAGACTGTTTACTCCGCCGCATCTCGGAGGAGCTGGAAGCACATCAAGTAAATAGAAGGATGGGGGTGATTGCCATTCAGACTGGCAACGCTCCTAGTGAAGCTCCCAAGCGCACATTGGCTTGGGAGCTTCTTGCTTGGGCACAGCGATTCATTGTGCAGCCGGACGGAGAACGCGCCGGCCACCCCTGGAAGTTCACTCCAGAGCAGATTAGGTTCCTAGCCCACTGGTTCGCGGTTGATGACCGCGGTAAGTGGGTTTACTCCACAGGCTCTCTCCGTCGCAGCAAAGGATGGGGGAAGAGCCCTGTTCTTGCAGCCCTCTGCATCATTGAGTTCATCGGTCCTTGCCGGTTCTCTCATTGGGCTCGACAGGGTGAGCGGTGCTACTCCTGTGAAGTGGAGGGCAGGGGCCCTCACCACGTTGGTAACGAGCTGCATCCCATTGGTAAGCGTGTTCCGCTTCCCTTGGTGAACTTGGCAGCCACGTCTATTGATCAGACGAAAAACGTGTACGACGCCATCCGCGGCATGCTTGCTGAGTCCCCCGCAGAGCGGGAATTTGACCTGGACATCGGTAAGACCCTGGTTCAGTTCAAGTCTGGCAGGCCCGGAAAGATTGAACCTGTCACGGCCTCGTCCCGAGGATTGGAAGGCGCCAGGCAGACCTTTGTTTGCCTTGACGAATCACACCACCTTGTCCCCAATAACCAGGGTGTATACGTCTACGAGGTGTTGGACCGCAACGTCCGCAAAACCGCGGGTGCCGGCTCTCGTCTCCTGGAGAGTACGAACGCCTTCTCCCCCAACGAAGCATCTGTAGCCCAGGGAACCTTTGATGCCTTCGAGGCTGGTACTCCTGGCCTCCTGTACGACTGCGTAGAAGCCTCCAATCCTGAGATAGACCTCAAGGACACTGAGGCTGTCCGAGAGGCTGTCATAGAGGCTTACGCGGATTCCTACTGGGTTGATGTGGACAGCATCATCCAAGCTATCCAGGACCCTCGTACTCCTAAGAACGTGGCTCACCGGTTCTACCTGAACCAGATTGCGGAGTCCGCAGACACTTGGATGCCAAAGGATGAATGGGATCTGGTCCTCTCTGGAGAGGACCCCATCAAGCCTGGTGACCAAATAGCCATCGGCTTTGACGGATCAATCCGCGGTGACGCAACGGGCCTTGTTGGTTGCCGACTCAGTGATGGCAAGCTCTTTGTGATCGACGTCTGGGAGCGTCCCAAGGACGCTAAGGATGATTGGGAAGTAGACACTCTCGCGGTTGAAGCCGCGGTCTACAAGGCATTCAAAGAGTACCAAGTCGAGTGGTTCTACGGGGACCCTCCCTACTTCCAAGAGGCTCTTGGTAGGTGGGCGATTCAGTTCGCCACCAGGGATACCGAGTACGTCTTTGAGTTCTGGACCAATAAGCCAACCAGGATGGTTCAGGCAACGGAGCGCTTCCGCTCCGCGGTGATGACCAAGGAAATCTGCCACGACGGAGACGAGCGTCTTACTCGTCATGTCCTCAATGCCGTGACTCGTGAAGTCACAGTAGGAGGAGAAGTCGGAATTCTCATTCAGAAGGACAGCCCACGGAGTAAACGGAAGATTGACCTTGCGGTGTGCGCAATTCTCGCCCTGGAGGCGAGAGCGGACGCCATTGCTGATGGTCGCATGAAGCGCCGGCGGAGCCGGGTGGTGGGCTTCTAGAACAGGAGGCCCCATGATTATTCCTCCCAGTGGCTATACGTCCGTTGGGCCACCTCAGACAGAGGTGGACTGGCTTGCCTTCCTTCAGGGGAAGATAACCGATGGTCGAGAAGACATCCTCAAGTACATCGCGTACTACGAGGGCGAACAGCAGAAGATGGCATTTGCTCAGGCCCGGTACAGGAGCGCATTCCGAGACCTCTTCAACGACTGGCGAGACAACTTCTGTGGTCTCATCATTGACTCTGCTACAGAGCGAATGAGGGTCGATGGTTTCCGCATCCCATCAGAAGGCGGGATGAGCAAGGAGGCTCGGGAGTTCTGGCAGAGGAACAGCCTGGATTCACTGGCCAACGCCGTGCACCTGGACGCGATGGTGCAGGGCAAGGCTTACGTTGTGGTCTGGGGTGACAACGATGGGGAGCCCATTGTTACGCCCGTCTCCGCTGAGGAAATGGCCGTTCAGTACAAGCCCGGCTCCCTCACAGAGCTGGAGGCTGCTGCACGGTTCTTCATGGACTCTTGGGGACGTACTTGGGTGACGTTGTGGACTGAGACTTACGTCTATGAGGTCCCTCTTGGAAATACGATGTGGGAACAAGGAGAGCGCCGGCCGAACCCCCTTGGGAGGGTTCCTGTCGTCCCCTTTCACAACAGGTCCCGTATCAATGGTGATCCTTACTCGGACCTTGCCAACATCATCCCCATTCAGGATGCCATCAACAAGATTACGTCTGATGCTCTCCTGGCCTCGGAATTCGCCGCATGGCCTCAGCGTTGGGTAACTGGGCTGGATATCCAGCTTGACGAAAACGGCAAGCCTAAGGCGCCTTACGACATTGGCGCCGACAAGCTTCTTCAGGCTGAGAACCCTGAAGTCGTCTTTGGGCAGTTCGAGGCAGCAGACCTCAAGAACTACGTGAACTTCATAAACCTCCTGGTGCAGCACCTTAGTTCTGTATCCAGGACCCCAAGTCACTACTTCCTGGTCAACCAGGGCACCGCTCCTTCCGGTGAGGCGATTATCAGCGCCGAGGCCGGCCTGGTCTCCAAGGTGAAGGAGAGGATGCTGTACTTCGGGGAAGCCTGGGAGCAGGTCATTCGACTGTGCTTCCAGATCAAGAATGACAAGAGGGCTGAGGAAGTCTCTCTTGAGACTGTGTGGGCTGACCCCGAGTACAGAACTGAAGCCCAGCACATTGATGCTCTGCTGAAGCTGAAGCAGCTCAACGTCCCCGAGGAAATCTTGTGGATGCGAGCCGGCTTCTCGGCTACCGAAATCGAGATGTTCCGCGAAATGCGGAAGGACGATGCAAAGGCAGCGAAGGAAGTAGCGGAGCTTGGCCCCCAGGCGCCTGAGCCTGGCGCCCCTGGAGCAGGTAAGGCAGCCGCAATGGCTAACAAGCCTCCTCAGGGCAACTCCGGGAATGTCTCCCGGAAGCTTAACGAGAAGAAGTAATTCTGTTCGGTTGGAGCCAATCTAACTGAACTGAACAACTAGCGCATGCCGGCCAACCGAAATGGGAGGTCGGTCTAACCGAAATGGGATGAGCGCATGAGTACACCTGTTGAGCCCACCACGGAACCGACCACGGAGCCTACGACTGAGCCCACTACGGAGCCTGTGAAGACTCCTGAACAGCTAATTGCAGAGCTTACCGCGGATCGCGACAAGTGGCAGGCCCTGAGCAAGAAGAATGAGGACAACTACAAGGCCGCTTCTAAGGAGCGGGACAACCTGAAGTCGTCCCAAATGACCGATGCCGAGAAGGCCATTGAGGCTGCTCGTACTGAGGGCCGGAATTCCGCACTCAGTGAAGTGGGCACAGACCTGGTTACTGCCGAAATGGCGCTCCAGGCTGCTACGGCTGGAGTCACTCTTCCCCCGGCTGAGTACCTGAACGTTTCCAAGTTCCTCGGAGAGGACGGGCGTCCGAACAAGGATGCTGTGAAGTCTTTCGTGGAGTCTCTGCCTAAGGCCAAGGCCGAGTTCCCCAATCTCCAGGGCGCCGGCAAGCAGTCCGGTGGCGCCCCCGAGATCACGTCCATGGACCCCAAGGAGCTTGCAGACATCATCTCGGACGGGTTGATCCTCTAACCCTCTCTAACCATCTGTGAGCCCTCCCCTCCGGAGGGCTTTTTTCATGCCCTTTTGGAGGCCGTACATGGCTACTACGCACCACTTTAACCTTGACCCGAAGCAGGTGACCATCGCTGCTCTGGGCCTTCTGGACCGACAGCTCACCCTTGGTTCTATCCCGGCTCGTTACTCGGAGCTGAACTTCGTTGGTGGTCTCGGCGACGTGATTAACGTCAACCGCCCGAGCCGTTCTATCCCGGTTCAGGAGACGAACGTCTCCAGCATCATCAAGAACACCATTACCGGTGACAAGAACGTCTTTGCTGCGGCTGCTGAGCGTACCGACCCGACCGCCCGCCGGGCGACGAATGGGTTCATTAACGAGACCCGTTTTCCGGTTCAGCTCACCACGCTCGTTCAGAACGCGTCGGCTCTTTCGATGGAGCAGGTTGCTTTCGACCTGAAGAAGTTCGGTGGTCAGATCCTCGCTCCGCTTACCCGCGGTATGGCTGAGTATTTTGACGACACCATTGCGGCCTGGATCAAGGCCAACATCACCCGTTCCGCTCTGACCGCTGGTCAGAAGACGGCTATTGGTGGTGACGTTGAGGTCTCCATTCCGCAGTACGACGGTACTCGGGAGAACCTGATGGAGCGTGCTCTTGCTCTCCGGGTTGCTTTTGTGGATGCTCGTATGGCGCTGAACAAGGCCAACGTTCCTTCCTCGGAGCGCTACGTTATTGCTGGCCCTGAGGTTGAGGCCATTCTCCTGAAGGACCCGGAATTCGTTGCGGTTGACTATAGCGGTGACACCAACGCCCTTCGCCGGGCGATCATCGGTTCCTACTACGGGTTCGATGTCGTGGTACACAACAGCTTCGACCTGGAGATGTACTTCTTCCACAAGAGTGCCTTCCTCCTGGCCACGGTTTGCCCCGCCATTCCGATGGGTGCGGTTACCGGTTCTGTCCAGTCCGTCAATGGGATTGCCACCCGCATGCTCGTTGACTACGACTATGACAAGAAGGCCGACACTATCGGCCTGGACACCATGTACGGCTTCACCACCATCAAGGAAGACCCGGATTACAACGTCCGTGGAACCCTGATTGGTGAGAAGTTCGTTCGTGGTCTGAAGGTCAACATTACCGAGGTCGCTCCTGCTCCGTAAGTTGATTTGAGATGGGAGGTCACCTGATGGCCTTTGTCACTGTTGAAGAGGTGGCCTCCCGCTTGGGATGGCCCCTCACTCCCGAGGAAGAGACTCGTGTCCAAGCCTTCATTGATGACTGCACCGTCCTCATAGAGGACTACTGCGGTAAGGACTTCCAACGTCATGAGAATGAAGCCTTCCAGCTCCCCACTAAGGGGAGCTGGTTCCTTGAGATCCCCATAAGGTACACCTCGTTCCTCACCGTGGATTCCGTCGCCCTGAGCGACGGGACCGTGGTTGAGGACTGGACGATGAACGGTAACTGCCTGGTCCTTGAGGCAGGTTGGCCCGAGTCTGGCTACGTCACCATCACTGGTTCCTGGGGGTACATCACTCCGCCGGCAGTCCTCAAGACTGCCACCGCGGCTGAGGTCATCAGGTGGATGGCTCAGACTCCTGGTCTTGCCATGGAGCGGACTGGAGAGAGGGAAGTCGAGTACGCAACTGCCTCGTCTCCTCAGTCTCTGTCGGCTGCTGCCATGCAGGCACTTCGGAGGTACCGGCCTTCGGCCGGAACCATCACCCTCAAGCGGGGTGACTGCTGATGAGCCAGTGGGACGAGCGGATTGAGGTCTACTCGGCTGCTGAGGCGGAAGGCACTTACACCACGAAGAGGGACTGGACTAGCCCTGTGCTGGTCCTGACCTCTCGTGCCAGTGTCCAGCCTGACAGGAACTTCGAAATGAGGTCCCCTGAAAGGGACTTGGCCCAGGAGAGACTCCATGTCTATCTGCCTTATACGGAGTCGGTAGACGACCAGCACCGCGTCATGTGGCGTGGGCTCTGGTACGAGATCGATGGACCTCCAGACCTCTGGCCTTATGGCTCTACCCGTCATACGCACTTGATCATTTGGAGGGCGAAGAACGGATGAGAGAAGGCGAGTTCAAGCTAGTCATGCACCGCGGTTGGGAGAACGACGTTCTCTCGACACTGGAGGCCGGCGCCCTGGTGGCTGAGGTCACCGGAGAGATCCGGAACAACGCCGTGAAGATGGCTCCAAGAGCCAAGAACACGAAGACCAACTGGAACCAGAGCAAGAAGAACATCTCTGCCTTCGTCGAGAAGGACCACAAGGGCTACTACGGCAACGTCACAATCGAACTCAACGATCGTGTTCGCCACACCCTTCTTCAGGATCGAGGCTGGACCGATAAGGGAGGCCGTAGGCATCCCGGCAAGAGGTTCCTGAGGGCTGCTCTTCTGAATGCGAGGGTTGAATGAGTCTTGACCCTATGAAGGCTGTGGTGTCCTTCCTGAGAAGCCTGCCTGACATTCCTCCGGGAAGTGTCGTAGGTGACATGAACTCTCGTGAGGTCGGAGACACCTCGGTCTATGTCTATCTGGAGGACGGCTATCGAGTCGTCCGGGATGCGATGGATCGCATCTACGTTGCTTTCGAGGTCTACAGCCTTGACAGGGAACAGGCCGCGGAACTGTCCCTCGTGGTTCGAGAGCACCTCCTGAAGGGTCTCCGAGCCGTGACCGTTGGAGACCACTACTTCCTTGATGCCCATGACGAGGAGTACCCGAACTACGAGCCTGACACCAGTTCACGGGAACACGTCTATTGCGGGGTTGTCTCCCTGTATCTCGTAGAAGCCTGAACCAAATAACACCCCAACGGCCCTTGAGGGGCCGTTTTTTGTTGCCCCCAAGGAGTCCATATGCCTTCTGGAAATGCAGAAAAGATCCGGTTCGCACCGGATGGAATGCTTTACATCGCCCCTACTGGTGGTGGTCTCGTTCTTCCGACCGATGTTGGTGACGGAGTCACTGCGCCGGCTGGTTACAAGGCACTCGGTTATGTTTCGGAGAACGGAGTCACGCTGACTCCGACCATCACCACCACGCCTCTGCCTGCCTGGCAGTCCGCGGCCCCGGTCCTCTACAACGTTGATGCCGCTGCTTTCCAGCTCCAGGCCACGCTTCTGGAGGCAAGCAAGCTGGTTACTGAGACGTTCTTCGGGACCACATGGTCAGAGGTTATGGAAGACGTGGGCGGTACCCCGACCCCGACGGGTGAGTACCGACTCGACCTGTCCAGCCTTCCGGACCTTGCCGAGTTCAGTCTTGTTTGTGACTGGAACTACAAGGGCAACCTGTGGCGAGCCGTCATTGAGCGAGCCATGGTCGCTGAGCGAGGAGCTATCACCCTCCAGCGTACTCAGAGTCAGCAGTTTGAGTTGACCATCGACGCCATGGACGCCTCTGGTTCTCTGGGCTACATCCTCACCACTGAGGACATGGTTGACGCCTGATAGTTGATAAGAGATCTTGCCGGGAGATCTAAAACCCCGGCGCCTCTCTCACTTATCGGTGTAGCTGCTAGCTCCACCTACTCACTCACTGTTCTGGAGACCCATTATGTCGACTGCACGTAAGGCCGTGGCTCCCAAGCCTAAGCCGGTTGAGACCGTTACCGACGAGACTCCGAAGGTCAACACCTTCGAGTACAAGGGCACCACCTACTCTGTGCCGGCTGACCCGCTGGACCTCCCTATGGAGGTCGCTCTTGCTGAATCTGAGTTCGAGATCGTTCAGGAGATTGTGGGCCCGGATCAGTTTGTAGAGTTCCGCAAGACTCGTCCCACTATCCGTGACTTCCAGACGTTTACGGAGCACGTCTTCAAGGCTTGTGGGTACGACGAACCGGGAAACTGATCCTGACCGTCCGCGCATACCAGGAGTACCGGGATGAACTGGAGGCAGACCTCCAGGAGTTCTTTCATTTGGACCTGGACGAGTTCAAGCGCGGGCGGTTGTCACTTCATAAGATCTACGTTTGTGTCAAGTCTCTGATGCGGAAGCCAGGGAGATCAACTCTCCTCATGGCGATAGACGAGGCTACTGAGTGGGGCCCTGATCTGTATATCGCGGCCCGGATATCTGATGCTCTTGAGCTATCCAACTATTTGTTCATTCAAGCCAACTCGGCTGAGGGCTCAGAGGTTCCTTTGCCCGAGCCGATTGAACGACCTGGGAAGCCTGTGGAGGCTGAAAAGCCCAAACCCGAAGACTTTGCTACCGGCCAAGAAGTGGCCGCCTTCTTCGGAAGGATGAATAGTAAGTAGGAGGCCGTATGGCTAGCACTGGCAGCGGCCGGGGTCCCATAAAGGTGGGATCGGGCTACATCGATGTCTTCCCTAAGATCAATCAGAAGCAGCTCAGAGAGACTCGTGCTCAGCTTGAGAAGCAGATGGGTCTTACTGGCAAGAAGGCCGGCAAGTCCTTCACAGATGGTGTGACTTCCCAGGTTTCCCAGATCCCGCGTAAGGCCAAGGCTGCTGCGGAGAAGGCTCAGCGTGAGATCCAGAAGAATGCCCAGGACTCCAAAAAGGTCCTGAAGCGCATTGAACAGGAGATCTCGAAGACATACGGCAAGGAAGCTGCTAAGAGGTTCCGGGACTTTGCTGAGCAGGAGAAGAAGAAGCAGAAGCTTCTTGATCAGACTTCTGTGGCTACTCGTCGTGCGATCCGTGAGACGGAGCGCCAGGAGGAGAAGGCCCGGAGGGACCAGGCCCAGCGATGGCAGCGGGCTCAGCGCGAGTTCATGCGCTACCTCCAGGAGAAGGAGCGGGCAGAGCAGAGAGCCGCCCGTGACGCGGCTCGTCGGGAGGAGCAGGCGCTTCGGTCCTACCAGCGCTTCCTTCGAGACAGGCAGAAGGCCGCCGAAAGGGCGGCCCGTGACGAGGCTGCTGCCTTCCGCCGTGCTCAGCAGCAGGACAGGGCGGAGCTTCGCCGGACTCTGACTGAGATGAGGCAGGCCCGCCTTGCTGATCTCCGGTCTCAGATGGATGCCCACCGAAGCCAGACCGCGGCTCTCCGGGCACAACTCCAGGGCTACCGCCGGCAGATGCAGGACCACACCAGGTCTGTTGGTCGCAGCCTGACAGGGCTACAGACCAGTTGGCGCCGGCAGGGCGAGGCGATTAACCAGCTCGGTACGAACATCACCGAAACCGGACGCCTGGTCTCTACTCAGCTCCTCGGGCCTCTGGCTGCTGTCTCCGGGATGCTCACCACCATTGGTGTGCAGTCTGCGGACATGCGAATTCTGGGACAGCTCGGTCTCTCCGCAGCAGGTGTTTCCAAGAAGTCGTCTGCGGCGGAAATGAAGCGTATCCAGGAATACGCTATCAACACGCCTTTCAGCATCGAAACGATGCACGAGTACCAGATGAAGATCATTCGCTCTATCGCAGCGAATGACAAAACCTGGTATAACCCGAACACGAAGACTTCGGCAGCCAACAGGGCTGCTGCTAAGACCTCGGACGTCATTATGTCCGTAGGCGACTCCATGGCTCGGGCAGGTAACTTGGACCCCGAGCAGTTCAAGCGAGCCATGTATGCGGTTGACCGCATCATGGACATGGACAAGGCTCCGACGAGGAACATCAACCAACTCGTCCGGGCCACGGGTATCCCCGCGGCTGAGCTTGCCAAGATGTTTGGGTACGAGTCTGCTGGTGCCTTCTGGAAGCAGGTTGGAACTCCTGTTGCCAAGGGTGGTGGCATCTCAGGTCAGGACATGATTGACAACCTACTCCGCGCCTGGGACCCGAATTACTTCGTCATGGGCAAGGACGGTAAGCCCAAGATTGACCCCAAGACGGGTCAGCCCATTGTCAATACTGGTAGTGACCGAACCGGCGGTTCAGCCGGCTTCGGTGAGAAGATGACCTCTGCGACCATTTCAGGTCGAGTCTCCCAGATCAAGGAACGGGCTCAGTACGAACTCGGTTCACTTTTTGCCACTGAGGACGAGGAGACCGGCGAATACCGGTACACGGGCCTTGGTGAAGTCATCATGGGGAAGCGGACTCCTGTCATGAAGAAGGGGCCTGACGGCTCCATGGTGGAGTCTGGGGAGTACACCTACGAAGGTGGACTTCTCCAGCAGGTACAGGAGCTGGGCGCAGGTCAGAAGGACAATGTCGTCACTCTCCTCAAGACCTCTCTCGGGGCTTTGAGTACTTTCATTGAGCAGATTCAATGGTTCTCTGACTGGCTCAACGCACACCCTGAGGTCAAGGAAGTATTCGCAAACCTCCTGAAGATGGCTGCTGTAGCTCTGCCGTTCATTCTGGCTATCGGTCTTCTGACGAAGACCTTCGGCATGATGAACAAGGTTTTTTCATCTGCTCTGACTCCGTTCAAGGCAGCAGGGCGCGGTGTTCGGGCTGCTACCCGAGGGACTCGTCAGGTTGGGGCCGGCGTCCGTTCAGCCCGAAACGGTGATGGCTTCCGGCAGGGCTACAGGGATCGCCGTACGGCTCTGCGAGATGGGGATGTCCGCGGGCCTGTTGCCCGCGTCCGTGACCGGATCACCGGCCGTGACTCTGGGCGCAACCAGCTTCAGCAGCAGATACGGGATACCGAGGACGCCATCAGGCAGGCCGAGGACGGCATGAGGGATCTGCAACGGCAGATCCGAGAAGCCAACTCCACTTCGATCCGTCAGCTTGTTGACCAGTTCGCGGGTACTGCCGGAAGCGGCAGCCTCCAAGGGGCTGCCAACAACGCTGGTGGACAGGTCAACAACGTCACCAACCAGACACAGCAGCTCAACCGACAGAGTCTCTCGCAGGTACTCCAGCAGTACGGAGATCTGGAGAACAAGGTTCGGGACCTGGTGCAGAAGGTCAAGGACGCCGCCCAGTCAGTGAAGAGCCTGGACGGAGAGAAGCTGACTTCTCTGAAGGTGACCGTTGATGGAGCCGAGGGCGCCGTACAGGATCTCAAGAACTCCATAGACAATGCCGGCGTTGCTACAGGCAGCCTGAACCGTCGGAAGCTGGAGGAACTCCGGGAGGAGTTCCGTAAGTCCACCAATTCCGCGGACTCCTTCCGGGACAAGGTCCACGAGGCTATTAATTCAGTCAACAGCCTGGACAAGGAATCCTTGAAGGGTCTCCGAAAGGAATTCAAGGATCTCCACACCTCGGTTAACGACGTTCATAAGCTGGTTGGTACCACCAAGAGCGGCCTTGCGGGCCGTGTGTCCAACCTGAACGACCGTAAGCTGAACAAGGTCATCTCTCAGGTCAAGGAACTGAAGGGTGCCTTGGATGGTGCAGGGGACGAGGCTGACACCCTCGAAAACCGCCTGGACGACATTTCCCGGCATGCCCCTGGTGGAGGCTCCTCCTCTTCAGGCTCCAAAAAGAACAAGAAGAAGGCTGATGGTGGTGTCCTCTCAGGATACTCCCCCAACGTAGATATCCACACCTTCACCTCACCTACCGGCGGCATTCTTCACCTTGGCGGTGGAGAGGCCATCATGCGCCCGGAAGTCACCGCGGTACTTGGCGAGAGCAGAATCAACCGCCTCAATGCGGCTGCTCGAACTGAAGGCACTGCTGGTGTCCGAAGGGAAATGCGGTTCGCCAACGGCGGTGTTCTTGACAGGCTCGGGCTTGGTCCTCTCGTCGATGGAGTGAACAATTTCCAGGTTGGCTGGGATGTAGCCGGCGCTTCTCAGAACATGACGATGAACGAGTCCTCCGATGCCATCGGCGGCCCTGCTCAACGAGGTGTCATCGGTGCTGGCACAAGAGGGTCTCACTTCATAGGTGGGGACCTGGGCAGTAGATTCCGGGGAATATACGACTTCATGAC